TGTCACTCTAGTTTATAAAAAATATGGTTGTTTATGGTTGCTATTTCAGTCATGTTTTTTGCCCATTTAGGCAATATGTCAACATGATGATAATGAGTAGCACCCTCTATTATTTGGTATTTTTTATCGTAAACGTGTAAATAGGTGCTAGTAACTGCGTTAGCAATGTCTAACATTTCTTTAAATTTAGACTTGTTATTAGGTTTATCACTTTTACCATCACAGTAAAAAGTAAATTGACAGTAGTAAACTAGTTTTTTATTACCAGCTTTTTTAAATGCTTTTTTTTGTTTTACTACTGCGCAAATTGTGTTGGGGTATCTTTTATCCATAACTCTGTTAAGTACAACTTGTGCTACTGCTATTTGTCCCACTAAAGGCTCTCCTCGAGCCTCGTGGTACAGTGCTAATGCTAAACAATATGCTTCTATCATATAACTCTCCTAGTTTCGTAAAAATCAAACTCTAAGTTGTTATGAAAACTACCAATTGCAGGATTGTTAATTTTAATGTAACCTTTAACTTGTTTGTTCCAAAGGTGGTAATTTTCCATTGCTGCCCACTCAGGAAGTTGATTATCAATGACAGTCCAATCCCTAGTGTCAATTACAAAAACATGCTTACTAATTTCTATAATGTAAAGGGAGTTTGGCTCTAGGTACTCTTTACAAAACTTGCTCATTTTTCTACGTTTTTCAAGTTTAGTAAATTTTGGTTTTGCGTTGAGTTGCTCGCATGCTGTTACTATGTTTTGCATAGTGACACCTTTTGCATGACGTTTACCTCTAATTTTTTTTAAAAGTCTGTAAGAAGGCTCGTACTGCATACCACAAACTGTGGCAACAGCATATGGACCACACCAAGTTTTTCTAGGATTACCAAGCCAATCAGTTACAGGTCTTCTTTGAGGAGTGTGCTTTTCTATCATAATAATGTTTTCCTTTCTCAGTTAAGCTATAATTTTACTCTATCTGGCCAATAAAGTAAAGTCTTATTTACTATATACTTCTTCTTTGTAGTCAGCAAGCCAATATTTTTTTACAAACTCCTCATCTGTAGAACATAGTTCCTCAAGAACTTTTTTAGAAAAACTAACTCTTCTATTACTTAAATTTATTCCAAAACGTTCTTTCATTCTTTCACTAAAGTCTTGTAAACTTTCATACCTGCCTTCAGCATACATAACAGAGCCCCACTCTTTCATAAGATTGCGTGAAAGTCTACCACCCTCGTATTTGCTAACTTCTTGTCTAGCAATAGTACCAGACTTAGCTTTCATGCTAACAAGTAAATGATAACACATTAATACACCCATTTCTACACCATCTAAATAGATGTTTTTTTGTTTATTATCTTCTCTCATAATAATATTTTCCTTTCTAAGTTAAGTTATTATTTTATTCTATTTGGCCAATTAAGTAAAGCACTAATTTAATTTAACTTCCTCCATTTTTCTATGTGTACTTTTCTAAATCCTGAACGGATTTTACCCTTTATTAAATACCAGTCGCCAATCCTGCCGTCTTCAACAATAGGTTTACCAATTTTAGGATACTTAAACCTATCAATACCACAAATAATAGCACCTGTATCATCCTCAAAAGTCATATTCAACCACAAATTATGAGTCTCTACTCTACGTCCACCACGTTTAGCTAAGTTGACAGTTTCGTTCATGTCTCTTAAGTTTTTTTCTTTTAACTTACCAAAAAACACATACTCTCCTGGAGTGTCAGCATCTAAATCAAAAATATCACTTATCTTAGATTTTATTTTATGTTTTTCAGGCTCTTTTTTAATATGTCCAAACCTACGTTCACACTCAAAAATATCATCGTAAGCAGTTTGACCGTTTTGTAGTAGTTTTTCTTGACGTGGGGTTAATGGTTGTTGTAGTTTACGTCTTTCAACAATGTCTGATGCCATCTTTGGACCAACACCCTTTATGCCCATAAGCCCACCTATTAGTTTGTTGTCTTGTACACTCCAATTTTTTTCACTTTTAAACTTGTCGTATGGTAAGTAACTAAGTCCTTCTCGTACAACTTCTCTTAGTAATTTAACTGCTTGGTCGTCGTCTTTGACGTTTCTTAAACATGCTGCTGCAAATTGTAACGGAAACTTAGACTTTAAAACACAACACCAATAACTAACCAAACCATAACTTATAGCATGGCTACGGTTAAATGCCCATGAGCCCATAGTGTTAATGTGTTTCCAAATGTTTTCTGCCACCTCTTCTTTAATACCGTTTTCTTCAGCACCTTTTTTAAACTTAATCCAATACTGATCAAAAAACTCCTTACCTAAACTTTTACTCATTGCTTTGCGTAAACTACTTACATCTTCCCAACTTAACTTACCTACTTCTCTACCTATTGTCATAACTTGTTCTTGATAAACTACCACTCCGTGCGTAACTTTAGTTATACGTTCAGTTAAAGGGTGTAAGTATTCAGTTTTTGTTTCTCCTGTGTGACGTTTTATGTACTCAGTTGTACCTCCTGAAACTAGTGGTCCAGGACGACCTAAAGCAGTAATTACTGCAATGTCTTCAAATTTGTTAACTTTCATTTGATGAGTTACAGACTGCAACGCATAACCTTCAAACTGAAAAATGCCTGCATATTTTTCTTTATTTAAAATATCAAAAGCATCTTTATCCTCTAAAGTGTAATTAACTAACTGTTCTCTAGTCCATTTAACTTGGTCTAAAACATCTTGTATAACTGAAAGAGTTCTTAAACCTAACGCATCAATTTTTAATAAATTTAACACCTCTGCATCTTTTTTGTCTATTTGAGTTGCTGATGTTTGACTGTTGACTGAACAGTATTTACTAACAGGTTCATTGGTTACAATTATGCCTGCAGCATGAACACCGTTGTGACGTGCATGGTTTTCTAAATCAGCTGCAATGGACATTTGAGGGTATTTTTGTAAAACTTTTTTACCTACTTCTAAGTCGTTAAAAGTGTCTAGTATGCAAAGTGCTGCCCTAGCATCACCACTACTACGTTCAATAATTGCACCTTTTAAATCGTTCACTTCCCAAGCAGGCACACCTAACTCTTTAGCAACTTCAGTAATTGTTATTTTAGCTTTGTATCTGGATACTGTGCCTAAACGTGCAACTTTTTGCTCACCGTACTTTTCTTTTAAATAGGTGAAAACTAGTTCACGTCTGTCGTCTTGAAAGTCTATATCTATGTCTGGTAAGTCTTCTCTAGTAATGTCTATAAAACGTTCAAAAAGTAAATCATGCTTTATTGGATCTACATCTGTTATGTATAAAAGGTAACAAACTAAACTACCTGCAGACGATCCTCTTGCTGGACCAACTAACATATGTTTTTTAGCATATTGTATCATGTCTGTAATTACATAAAAATAATCTTCAAACTTTTTTTCAGCAATTAAATCCAACTCTCTTTTAAGTCTTTTTTTATAAGTAGAGTTATTTAAATCTGTACCTCTTTTTTTAGCACCCTCCACACATAACTCATATAAACTTTTTTCAGGTTTAAACTTTACATTTAAAGCTGCAGGTAAACTAGCATCACACTGTTGTGCAACTACCTTAGTGTTAAGTAGACTTTCTTTTGGTGCCCATGGTACTAACTCTTCAAACTCCCACTCGTTAAGTAAATGCATAGCTTTAGTGCGTTCTGTTCTGTTACGACCTACTAAAACTTCGTATGCTTTACGGTCTTGTGGAGTTGGAAACAAATTATCACTAGTAGCTATTGGTTTAAAGTCTTTAGACTCGCAAAAACTTAGTGCTTTTTTGGAACTTGTTGGACTAAATTCTATGTACAAGTTATTTTTTTTACTTAAAGGTAACAATCCCCAAACAGGAGTAGTGCCACTAAAAATTATAACATCATCACTCACATCAAACAAATCACCATAACTAATACGAGGAATATAGTAAAAGTTTTCTTTTCTGGTGCTTAATGTAACTAATTTATAAAGTTGTTGTAACCCTTTATCATTTTTAGCTAAAAAAGTCATTAAATTGTTAGGTTGTCTAGTGCGTTCAGTAGCATCCTCTACAACAGCAAGTTCTACTCCAAAAATAGGTTTTTTATTATTTTTTTTACACTCTTTATTAAAAGGTACATGTCCCCACGTGCCACTAAAATCAGTTATACTTACATAGTCCTCTGTGCAGTTTTCAACTATTTTTTGTATAGACCCATAAGCAATACGGAACGAATATTCTGTGCGTGTTTTTAAATTAATCACTTTTAAAAGTGTCCTTCTTTTTTATACCACTTTATAACTTCTACCATAGCTAAAACATCATTTATAGACCTATGCGCATTAGTGTGTTCTTTGCCTGTAACTTCGTGATAAATGTCTATTAGTTTACGTTTTTTACCCCAAACACTTTCCCCAATCTCAATAGTGCACACATGATTAAATGGCCAAGGAAACATAGTCATTTTGTCAGCACGTTGTAACTCAAACCGTAAAATTTTACGGTCAAACGGTAAATTGTGTGCCACTAAAGTTTTTTCTCCTACAAAAAATTCACACAACTTTTTATAGTGAGCAATGAAAGGTTTTGCCTCTTTTAACATGTCGTCAGTAATGCCTGTGATTTTAGTTATTTTTGGTTCTAAAATTTGATTTGGGTTTACAAAAAACTCTAATCTGTCGACTTCCTTCAAACTTTCATCATCTAACTTAACAGCGCCAAACTCTATTATTTTAGGTTGCTCGTCTAAGTTACTGCCCTCTGCTTTTGGTAAGCCAGTGGTTTCTAAATCAAACGCAATCATAACTTAATCCCTTTCCTTTTTATTTTTTTGTTCAAGTAAAATTTGTTCTTCTACAGTTTGAGCCATAAAAGAGTAAACACCTAAGTCGTGTAAAGAGTCTGCTGTATGGTATTTGTTTTCCCAAGAATTAGCATACCTAATTATTTTACTAACTATCATATTTAACAAACCCATACGCACAAAGTCCTCTTCAGTTTTTAAACTTAAACCATCAGGAAACAAAACTTTCATAACATCCCCATATTGAACAAAAGACGTTTTGTAACCTTTGTTTTTGGTTTTAAAAGTTTTTAGTGCTTTGTTAATATTTTTTTGTATGTCTTTGTTTACGTTTTTAAATAATTTTTTATCCATATAATTTAATGCCTCAATAAAAATAGTTTAATTTTATTTTTTATGTTTTGTAAACTGACTGATAAAGGGTGTACAGATTTTTGTTCGTGACTATTTAACAAATAGTAAACTTCTTTTAACATATCGTAACTTTCAGAATATTCTAAAAGTTGTTTGAGTTTTTGTTTAGTCGCCACATCGCAGTCAAAAATCCTAGCAATTTTTTTACCGTCTAACGTTATGTCGTTGCGTTCAATTTTTAACACTGCTAAACATATCCTCTAAAGCAAAACAAGTAACACCTACACGTCGCCACATAGTAACACAACTTTCACGATCCTCTAAAGCAAACCAAATATTTTTATTTTTTAAATGTTCATAAAAAATTTTTTGCTTAATTAAATAATCTGCATCCTGGTCACCATTTTCCCTCATATAAATTTCATCAAAAGGCACATTGTTCAACTGTAGCCAACGTTCAGTTCTAGACCTTACTTTTTGTTCTCTAGCAGTTACAATAATTATTTTAACATACTCAGGGTCTGACCATTTTAAACTTCTAACTACACTACAAACATTTTCAATAGGTAAATCTTCATGGCACAAAGAGTTAAACTCATCATACTTTTTTTCTAGTAAAAGTTTAGCCCTATGTTTACTGTCACAAAGTGTACCATCCAAATCACAAACTATATACTTAACTAAACTATCCACTCAGGTTTACCTCTACCTTTCCACGTGCTTAAATTACCGTTTTTATCAGTTAACTTTTCCCCAATGTAGTATGCCCTATAACAATCAACAGGATTTTCAATGTCCATATATTTTTTAATTTTACCAACTGCCTTAGCAAACGGAGTTAAACCTTTACTAACACTTAAACCATCAGGAATATCACACAAAATAGGATACAGCTTTTTAAAACTACCATGCACTTTACCGTAAACTTTAAAAAACATTTTACTTATTGCTTCAAAATGTTGCAAAGTCCAAAAGTAATTTTGGGCAGACTCCATTACCCATTGTGTGCAAGGATGATTAACAAAACAAGGTTTATACAAATTAGGATGAGGATTGCTGTGTTTAAAATGATGACAAGTAGAAAGCATTTGACTTGTTTCTAGTGGCATTTTAAGTATATGCTTATCGTGTAAGTAACTTGCTGCTATATATGGGTCGTCATGAACGGTAAAAATATTCATATTAGTTTATTCCTTTCTCAATGTATTTTAGTCTTTGGGATAAGTTTTTTTCAGTTAGCTGTACTTCTAAAAGTCCTTGTTTACTGCAAAACAAAACCCAATAATTTTCTTTAAATATATTACTATACTTTTTGGTAACTTTTAAAGTTTTTTGTTGCATTGCTTTTTTGATTCTGCCAAAATTTATATCTTGTTCCAAAATTAGTTTTTCCTTTCTCAGTGCTTTGTGCCATTTGTTCTAGAAACAAACAAGTTAGTGAAAGTTTCTGCTGTTTCAAATATTTGTTCTGCGTTGTCTTGTAAAAAATTTAAATCTTTACCATCATTACACATACCATTAATAATCAAAACTGCAAAAAGTAAATCTAACTCTTTTTCATCATCCATAATTAATACACTCTTTTTTTTATTTGTTTAAAGGTTTGGCCATGCTTGGTGCTGCCCACTCTGTTGGTGTTAAAAAAGGTTTTGCCCAAGGGTGAACATTAACAACACAGTTTACCATTTGTTTAAAAACTTCTTGATATTCTCCTTGGGCTCTTGGACTAAGTCTACTTTTAGCCATTTCATGCAAAGTCCTCAAGTTAAACTTAGCAACTATATTAGTATGAATATTAGTAGGTAAAACACCTCTAGCATCCTCTGCAGGCATACCTGAGTCTAACAGTTGCTGGTAGTAGGTATTTATAGAACTCATAGCTTGTTTATAAATAGCTAGTGCGTCTTTGTTATTTTTAACCCTGTCAGGTATAGAGTAACCAAACCCTTCCATTTTAACAGTACGTTGAGACTGTTGTGCGTAAGAGCCTTGTCTTGTGCGTACAAACTGATGAGTGAAACCTCTACTCACATCCCTTATGTCAAAAGTGTAATCAACAAACTCCCAAGAACTTTTTATTGTTTTAAGCATGTAGTCGAGTTCTGCTTGTTTTTGTTCCCACTCCCATTTACTTATTTTTTCATAAGCATCCTCATCGTTCATCAGTCTAGTGTTTTTTGTAAACAGTAAAACATTAACTGCGTCACTGGTGTAAGAGATTAGTTTAACTTTCATTGATTATTTCCTTTCTTAGTCGATTGTAATTAGGACTGTCGCACTCTATAAACTTTTCAACTATACTAATATCTTTCACTACGTCGTCTAAAAGTATTTGTCGCCAAGTTGCAAACCGTCCAACTGAATAAATGTTATAGTCTGTTGTCATTTTGTAAATAAACTCTTTACGCAGGTCTTCGTCTATGGGTAATATTTTACCGTATTCTTGAAAAGAGTTTTCTATGTTAAAAAGTTTATTAGGTTTAAAACCAAAACAATCCTGTAAAGTAGTAAAAATATGTTCACCAGCATTGGTGGTTGGTTCTGTTATGTGTTCTGAAATAACAACATCCCCAATTATAGAAACTCTATAACAAGACTGTAAAGGGTCTGGAAAGTAAATAGTTTGATAAACGTTACAGTCGTCTGGGTCAATTATTCTTGCTCTTTGTGTCCATATTTTTTGTTTAGGAAACTTTGGCACTTCTTTCCAGTCAACTAGTTTCATTAAAACTGGCATGGGCATGGTGCTTACAATAGGCAAGTGAGAGTCTAAAAATAAGTTTTCAGTTTTAAAAGCTGAGTTGTAAATAATTTTACACCCATTTGCCATTTGTGGTATTAAGTTAAGTGGTGCTATGAAACGTTCTGAGTTTTGTAAATTGTTTATTGAACGAGGTAACAGTGAGCCTGTTACTTTTTGAGAATACATGTTGCTGAAAAATAAATTTGGTTGGCTGTAAACTTTACCACCGTAAAAAATTGCCTTTTGTACTTTTACTTTTTTAAAAGGTATTGCACAAGCAGTGCCAACTTTGTCAGTTCTAAACCTAAGTAAAGCAGAATGATTGTTAGGTAAACTAGGTTTTGCTTCATGTATTTCAGGGTTAAAACGTCTAAGCATATTTGCACATAGTAACCCTGCCAAACCTGCACCGTAAATTTTAATCATCTACTTTTCCTCCATTTTGTAATTTCTTCAATTAAGTCTTTCAACTCTTCGTTATTGTCTTCAAACTTATAATTTAACCTAGTTAATCTATCAGAAAAATCATAAACTTTAAACACATCATTTTTTTCTAAAGCCATTTTACCACTTATTTTTTCAAAGTCTTTAACAACATTTTTCATTATTTTATCAGTTTTTTTATTAAGTTGTTGTACTTGATTTTGTACACTTTTTAACCTTACTTCAATAGAGGCAACAGTTAAACTTAGTTGCTTTTGACTCATAGTCATTTAGTTAACCCTTTAACTCGTCTAATTTTATTTAAAACTTTAAAACGTTTTAAGTAAGACTTTTTTAAGTCAATTAAATTTTTAGCTAACACATAGTTTACTTCAGTTTCCTGAATTTTAATTTGTTTAAATTTACCCACTTTAGTTCCTTTCTCAAAAAAAAGTGGTAGGGGAGATTATTAATTTAAGGATTTAAAACCCCTACCATTATAAGTTATTTTATACTTACGTTTTTTTTAGCAATGTCCCAACGTAAATCTTTCAATCTACCACCTAACTGTAAAAACTTTTCTACAGTTAAACTTTCACTTTCATCATGGTCAATAATTATCTGCATAGATTTAAAACCTAAAGTGTTAGGTCTTCTAGGATTTTCATTAACCATTAAAATTATTTCATCTGTTTTTTTCAGCATACTATCGTCACCTTGCCTTTCGTGTTTTGAATTGTTGTTGTTATTGCCACAACTACCAACCAAAAGTTCTTCAGTTGTAATTTGTGTAAATTTATTAGTTACTGGGAACTTTAGTTTTAAAATAGGTTGAACAATGTGAAGTAGTTTCCATAGTTGCTCACTTGCAGTTTGACGGTTTTTATTTTTTAAAGGTGAACCAGAATAAAAACTCCAAACAGTTTCAATCTGTTCATCTGTTAAACTAGACTCACAAATATCTTGCGAGTTGCTAAAAAAGTAGAAACCTTTTTTAGTTTTATTACGTCTTTTTATTTCACTAGGTTTACACTGTTCGTCAGTTTGATACAGTGGCAACTTAATTTGCTTGTCTAATAAAAAACTCATTTTTTTCCTTTCTCAGTAACTATACTATAAATTATGCAGTATTTTTTTTAAAAAGTAAACACTTTAAATGTCAAAATACCTCAAACCTCTTGGACGCACTATGTATAGTGTGTTTCTAGTTCTAGTGACAGCTACATACCACACCCTGTTTTCTTCGTCTTTGCCTAAACTTTCCCAACTTTTACGACCCATGTCTGTTAGTAATACAACGTTGTCTGCCTCGCCACCTTTACTTTGATGTATGGTTGTTATTGTTATTTTAGGTACAGAGTTAAAGTTTTCTTTATTGCGTAAACAACTTCTTAAGTATTCTCGTTCGTCTGGTGGTATATTGCGTAACATAAACATCCAGTTTTTTAGTAAAACTTCTTTTGGTAAGTTGAAGTCTGTAACTGAGTAGTTTTCTTGGGAGGAAAGTTTAACATCAAAATCAAAAAACTTTATCAAATTTTTAGCATCGTGAATTTTTAACACTTTGCCCTGTCGTAAACTTTCCCAAGATAAAATTGCTCTAGTTATATCAGAGTTCAAAGAACTTTTCCCATTGTAGGTGTAACCGTAACCTTGTTGACGGACACTTTGTTTTAAACGGTTAAGTAAGTATTTACTTCTGGCTAACAGCATCCAGCTTTGTGTACTGTTGTAAGCTATTTCCTGTTCAGAGGCAACATACTCTACTTTGCCTAGTTCTACACGTGGTGACCATGGTTTAACGTATCTGTTTTTTATACGTTCTACTATGTTTTTAGCTACCTTGTGAACGTTGCGAGGGATACGGTAAGACTGTGGCAAAATTTTACGATCACCTTTTAACGATAAAAACTTTTTAACATCAGCACCTGCCCAACTAAAAATAGCTTGATCGTCGTCTCCTGCAATATAAACTTCTTTAGCCAATGAAGAGCTTTTTATAGCTACTTTGTATTGTAAGGAGGATAAGTCTTGTGCTTCGTCAAAAATGCAAATCTCTACAGGCAGTTCAGAGTTGAAACTTTCTAACATGTCTGTAAAGTCGTACAAGCCATTTTGTTGTTTAAACTTTTTCAAACAATCACTATACTGTTTCACTGCATGGTAAGTTAAATCTGTAGTGTTTAAAATAGAGTGCTGAGTTTTTAAGTCTCTTAAACCCATACGTGCTAAACTGTCAGTCCTAGAGCATTTATCCCCTAAACCCTCACCTACATGCAAACCTAAATCCTCA